GCTTCTGGTGGGTATTGCTAGCCAATCGCAATCCCGCATGGGAAAGAGCCTACGAAGTATCGTGGGAGGGGATGAGAAAACGGCACAAACAAAAGTAAATCAACTATCAACACACAACACACAAAACTAACGAAATATAACAATATGAAAGCAAACCTAATGACCATCACGCCTGATTGGGCGCAAAAAATACTGAATGAAAAGAATGCAGGAAATCGTCCGATGAATCGAATCCATGTTGAGTCTCTAGCAAAAGAGATGAAGCGCGGAGCATGGAAAGTGAACGGCGACACGATCTGCATAAATGAAGATCGCCTAATCGACGGGCAACACCGACTCGCAGCCGTAGTGCTCTCTGGAGTATCGATCCAGACATTCGTGGTCGAGGGACTGGCATCTGATGTGTTTGACACGAAAGACGTAGGAAAGCGCCGCAGCGCTGGCGACACGCTGGGAGTTCGAGGTGAACAAAATGCCTGCCGACTGGCATCTTGCTTAGTTCTCGTGGATAAATATATGACTGGACGAGCAGACAAAAGCGTCAGCTATACCAACACAGAAATGGAAGAACTTCTTGAGAAGTATCATGAGGCGCGGGAATCACTTCAAACCTCATATAAAGCCAAAGGCTTGATTCTACCGAGCGTTCTGGATGCCTGCCATTACCTGTTCAGCCGTAAAGATGCAGCACTTGCTGACCAGTTCGTAGAAAAAGTTATTCGCGGCATCGGACTAGAGGGAGGCACTCCTTGGTATGCTCTACGTGAGAGACTGATGGGCAACTCACTCTCAAAGGCTAAAATGTCGAAAACATACATGATGGCGCTCTGCATCAAAGCATGGAATCACGCGAGGGCTGGAACATCGGTGCGATTCCTGCGGTGGCGTGAAAAGGGAGACGCCATCGAGCAGTTCCCGGTGATCAAGTAATCAGTCGATGCTCAAGGCAATACAAACCATGAAAATATCCGACATCATCGAAATCGTCAGCGCCGAGATGGGCGTCGATCCTGATCTCGTCACAACAAAGACAAGACTTCAGGAAGCAGCGGATGCCAGAGCAGTCGTGCAGGCTGTCATGCGTGACCGAGGCTGGACATTCGCTCGGATCGGGCTAGTTTTCAGCGCCGGTCATGACACGGTCTGGTCGAACTGCAAGAAGATCGAGAAAGCCAGAGCGATGATCAGCGCTTATGACGCCGTGCAAGCGGCAATCAAAAATCTCCCCATCGAGTGATGGACGGGAACAATGCCTCTGCTCCCGCATGTTCAGGCGCGAGGAGCAGGGGCGAACTCGATCCGATTTCACGCTTGCCAACCGCTTCGTTTTCTGTATGTTGCTTGCGTGACCACTACCACGGTTCATTGCATCGTCAGCAAACTCTACAGCCTAGGCATCGGCATGGGCGAGGCTCGCATCTTCGTCATCGCCGACGGTCGAACCATGCGTGAGATCGCCAACCATGCCAAGGTCGGTCTAGTCTTTGTGAATAACAAGCTCTGGAGCCTCACGCAAAAGGGCATGATCACAAAGCAGCCAGGCAGACCGTCAACCTACCACCTCACGCCGGTGGGCAAACGAGCAATCGCCGAACTCAACAGCTCCACAAAATGAACGCATTCCTGCAAGCAGTCGAAAACCTTTCACGGCGCAAAGTGACGCCTTCGTGGTTCCGTTGGCGTGAGTGGTCGGCGATGGCACCGGCAATCCGTAATCGTTCGTTTTTCAGCGCCACAGTGACCAGTGCGCGCGTTCTCAACAAGATGCGGAACATGTTGCTGGATTGGCAAGCGGACGCCACAGAGGAGATCGTGGACGTAAATACAGGGGAGATCGTGACAGCCTATAAAGAGACAGGACTCGCCAAGTTCCGCGAGCGTTCCGCGGAGTTTCTGATTCAGGAAGGACTGGCGACGCCCGCCGACTACAAGGACACCAAAATCACGAACGTCGTTTCAAACGCTCGCTTACAACTGATCTACAACACCAACCTAGAGCAAGCGTCAACCTTCGCGCAATGGCAAGGCAGAATGAGAAACGAGGACTGGCTCAATCTCAATCCCGCGGCACGCTTTGTCCGGCGCCCGGGAGCGCGCATCAAGCGGCAACGCCATGTCGAAGCCGAGGGCGACGTTCGACGCTGGGACGACTACGCATACTGGCAGTTCCAGAACGCAGCGGACATCGGAGGCTTCGACGTTCCATGGGGTCCATTCGGCTTCAATAGCTACATGATCCAAGAGCCAGTGAAAAGAGCCGAAGCCGAGCGCCGCAAGCTAGTGAGAAAAGGTGAACGAGTCAAAGCTCCGAACGTCACGCAATTCGGCGTTGACCTCGGAAAGCAATTCAACGCTGGCGTCGATGCAAACATTGACGACCTCACGCCCGAACTGGCAAACGAGGCACGGCAGGCGATCACTGACAGGCTCGGACCGCAGGCAATCGGCAGAGATGGCAAACCAACACTCGATGCGCTTAGACAGGCGCTGAGGATGTGACAACCAAGATTTTACCAACAGAAAAAAACACGTCAAGAGAAAACTACGTCATGAAAAACAAACCAAAAATAGAAATACTCAAAACTGACTCATTGATCCCATACGCTCGGAACAGCAGGACACACAGCGAGGCACAAGTGGCACAGATCGCTGGCAGCATACGAGAGTTTGGCTTCACGAACCCAGTGCTGATCGACGCGGAGAACGGCATCATCGCCGGACACGGGCGCATCATGGCGGCGCAGAAGCTCGGACTCGCCGAGGTGCCGTGCATCAGGCTCGATCACCTCACAGAGACGCAGCGCAAGGCTTACGTCATCGCCGACAACAAGCTGGCACTGAATAGCGGATGGGATGAAACGATGCTCGGACTGGAACTGGCAGAGTTGCGGGAGTTGGATTTTGATTTGAACCTGACAGGATTCACCGATGAGGAGCTAGGACAGTTCGATGTGGAAGAAGCTGGGATGCCAGAACTAGCGGATGGCGACAAACAACCGTTTCAGCAAATGACATTCACTGTCCACGACGAGCAAGCCGAGGACGTGCAAGCGGCAATCGCAAAAGCAAAAAGCATGGGACATGGCGAGTCAGCCGTGAACGAAAACAGCAACGGCAACGCACTAGCTTTCATCTGTCAATCATTCAACCGAGCAAATCCATGAGCGCAAAAGACATTATTGTGAAGCCGATCAGTTCGCAGGACGCCCGTGCGATAGTTCGTTCTTTGCATTACAGCGGGAAAGTTGACCCAAGAAGCAAACTGCATTTTGGCATTTTTTTAAACGGGAAATGTGGCGGAGCGATACAACTTGGCGATCCTATCGACAAGCGCAAAGCATTGCCAACAGTGGCGAATACGTCATGGAATGGAATGCTTGACCTCCACAGGTTGGCGTTCGCCGACTGGCTTCCAAAAAACAGCGAGAGTCGAGCGATTGGAGTGATGATGAGGCTCATACGCAAAACTTATCCTCACATCGAATGGGTGCAAAGCTACGCGGACGCAACTCAGTGCGGCGACGGAACTATTTACCGTGCGAGCGGATTCAGCCTGATAGGAATTGGTCAAAACAAATCTATGTGGAAAATGCCCGATGGAGAAGTGTGCTGCAAACTGGTTTTTGAGCCAGGGTTTGGCAGTGGCTCAAAAGGAAGCAACAACATCAAAACTCGATACGGTAAAACAGGAAGCGAGACAAGCACGACTTTCCTGAAAAAAATCGGAGCAGTTCAACTCCCCGGCTTCCAGCTCCGCTACATCTACTTCTTGAACCCTGCCGCAAAATCGCGCTTGACAGTTCCGATTTTACCGTTTAGTGAAATTGAGCGTCGCGGCGCGGGAATGTATCTCGGCAAACCAAAACGCGCGGAAAGCATCGCAGTCGATGCGCCTTGCATCCAGCAGGGAGAGGGCAGTGCAAGTCTGACCTCCGCGCTCCAATCTGATGACCTATGAGCAGCAAAAAGAAACCAATCGATGCTGAGCCAGCGAAAGTAGGCAGACCAAAGGCGAACGTCGATCCTCGGCTTGTTGAGCAGCTCGCATCCATCGGGTGCAGCATGAAGGAAATCGCAGCAGCGTGCAACTGCTCGGTGGACACGCTGGAACGCAATTTTGCGGAACAAATCACGAAAGGACGCGAAAACGGCAAAACGAGATTGCGGAAAAAACAGATCGAGGTGGCGCTCGCTGGCAATGTCACGATGCTCATTTTCCTCGGCAAAAACATGCTCGGACAGGCTGACAAGCAAGAGATCAGCGGTCCAGACGGCACGCCGGTTATGCAGCTTCCACTATCCACTGAGCAGGACAAGAACCTTTCTGCCCTCGTTGAAATCGCACGGGCAAAGGCGAAGAAATGAGTCCGACCGAGTTCTGCATCCGCGTATTAGGAATCACGCCATACCTTTGGCAGTGCGAAGCCATGGAGTCGGTCGCGATGGAGCAGCCGACCAGCGTGGTCGCAGCAAACGGCAGTGGCAAGACTGCACGACTGGTGGCTCCGCTTGTTCTCTGGTTCCTGCATGAGTTCCCGCGCGGTCAGTGCATCTTCACCAGCGGCTCGTGGATGCAGATCGAGAAGCAGCTCTGGGGCGCGGTCAAGGTGTATCAGCATCGCTTCCCACACTGGCGCTTCATGTCGGAGGAATTGCGCACACCCGAGGGCGGCTACGCGTTCGGATTCAGCACCGACAACCCGGGGAGAGCGGAAGGGCATCACCCGAAGATCGGCGGCGATGTGGATCCAGTATTCCTCATCATCGACGAAGCAAAGACGGTGCCAGACTCGATATTCGAAGCATTCGACCGATGCACGCGGAAAATGGAACTTTGGGTTTCATCACCTGGAGCGCCGCGCGGTCAGTTCTACGACTCATTCCACAAGAACAGCAGCCTCTACAAGACGATTCGCGTGCCATCGACAGACTGCGCACATATCAGCGCGGAGAAGCGGGAACTGGACAGAATCAAGTATGGCGAATCACATCCGCTCTACCGCTCAAAGCACCTCGCTGAGTTCACCGAGGACTTCGACCGCTTGGTTCTCGCTCCCGATCTGCTACGCAATGCACTCGATGCTCAGCCGAAGCAAAACGCTCACGGCGAGATCGTAGCATTCTGTGACTTCGCCGCGGGACGGGACGAAAACGTTCTGGCAATTCGCCGCGGGAATCACGCTCGCATCGTCCGAGCATGGCAGGAGCGAGACACAGTGCAGGCGGCACGCGAATTCATACAGATGTTTCAAACAGAAGGACTAACCGCCGGTCAGATTTGGGGAGACGCCGACGGACTCGGCACCGGCTTCTGCGACCAGTTCGCGGAGATGGGCTGGCACATCAACCGTTTCCATGGCGGGAAGCCAGCGAGCGAGAAGGACGAATACGCCAACCTCATCGCGCAGGTCTGGCACGTTGCCAGTCGCGAGATCGAGCGTGGACGAATTCACGTCGGAGAACTCGACCCGACAACGTTCTCTCAGATCACCACGCGGAAAAGCGAGTGGAACGAAACCGGCAAGCTCCGCGTCGAATCAAAGGAAAAGATGGCAGCCAAAAGCATGAAGTCACCAGACCGAGCAGACGCATTGCTTGCTTGCATCGCACTTGGTAGCAGGATCACCGGAGCCATGACAGGCGCGGCATCGGTCACTACATCGCGGAACACTTTCGCCAGTCGAACGGTCCGAGGTTTTAACGCTCTGTGATTTTACGCTTGCCATGGGCTGCATTGCATGCTATTGCGATGCTCACCATGACCGCAGACGAAAGAAAAGGCATCGTAGCGCCTTTGCCAGCTTCCTACCGCACGCAGGACTATGACCTTGCAAACGTGACGCCAGAGCAAGTGCGCAGCATTCTCCGCAACGTGCGCACCGGCAAGCTGGAGGATCAAGATCGACTCTTTCGCATGATGGTCGATTCATGGTCGCGTCTGCGTAAGTGCATCAACGAGATCGCCGGTAACGTCACGTCATTACAGATCGAGGTGAAGCCAGGTATTCGCGAAGGTGCCGAGGAGCCAACACCGCAGGCATTGCAGATCCATGAGACAGTCGAACGAGCGCTTGAATCATACGCACCACGTCCGAGCCATTGGGAACTCGATACGAAGGGCATGATGCGTGCGCTGATCGACGCCTACGCCAAGGGAATCAGCGTGGTCGAAATCATCTGGCACACCGAGAACGGCATCGTCTCACCGCGGTGCTACGCTCCAGTTCCAGCGAAATACCTCGCCTATCCATCGGCATCGAACGAGATCGACCGGCTCATGATGGCACCGAACGGCGTCAACTACGATACACTGATCGATTTCCCACCTGACAAGTTCCTGATCGCCATCTGGCAGCAAGGCGGTTGTCATCCGATCCATTCGGCAAACCTTCGCGCTCTCACGAAGTTCTGGCTCGGTGCAATCTACGGGCTGGGCTGGTTCATGCAATACGCGCAGCTCTACAGCATTCCATGGAGGCACGCTGAGACGGACGGCAGCGACGAAGCAATGATGAAGGCGCAGGAAATGCTGGAGAACATCGGCACCAGCGGCTATGCGGTCACAGGACCCGGGGTAAAGTTCTCGATCATGGACGGCATCAAGGGCGGGGAATCGCTGCCACAGGTCGCGCTGATGAACGAGTCAGACAAAGCATGCGACATTCTCATGCTCGGTCAGACATTGACCACAGACGTGGGCAGCAGCGGAAGCCGAGCGCTTGGCGACGTGCATGCAACAGTTCGCGGCGACATTCTGCAAGCGGTCGCGACATGGATCGGGCAGGTAGTCACGACACAGTTGATTCCATCAATCGTTCGTATGAATTACGGCGCAGGCATTGCCAGTGAGGACATGCCCTACGCTGAGATCGTCATTCCAAAGCCGAAGGATGAGAAGGCAATCGCCGAGCGCATCAAGATCGTGACCAAGGACATCGGTCTGCCGGTCTCGAACAAATGGATCTACAACGAACTCGGAGTTGAAGAACCGCAAGAGGGCGAGGCTCTATTTGGCGAGGTCGAAGATCCGCTTCCATTGCTGCCAGAGATCACCGAGGCGGCACGCGCTGACATCGATTTCAGACCGACCGAGGACATGGCGAAGGCAGCGCAGGACGCGCTTGAGATTCGCCGACAGAAGCCAGCATCGGAGCGCGGTATGACCTCAGTGGGCATCGCACGCGCAAGGGACA